CAAAGGCTTGAGCTCCTGTATGCTCATCAAATGGTTGCCAATTTACTTTACTTTCAATTAAATTTCCATTTTCATCTTTAATGTTTTCCACTGATTCAGGATAAACATATAAAGCACCAATAGTAGGTTGAGATTCAATTACGTCTTGTAAAATATTCATTAAATCTGTCAAATAGTGCGCAGGGATTAATGTCATTTGGTCTTCTTTATATCCGTATTGTTTTGGGTCAATTTGTTCTGTCATGTATTTATTGTTTTAAATTTTTATTTTATATGATGAAAGTTTTTTATTATATTAAAAAAGAAAATAAAGAAGAATTAGAAAGAATTAAAAAATTAAAAAAAAGAGATTAGTAAAAGTATTCTTTTCTGAAATTTATAAGATAAGAAATAGTCCTTTTAGTTTAAAAAATAACTTTGGTTATTACAATACTTTATATCATCTTAATTTAGAAATCAGAAAGATTTCAATAATAAAGAGTTCAGAAGATTACAGAAATCACAAGTATTATTTTGAGTTTAATGATAGAGAAAACTTCGCATCAGTTTACTATTTAGAATTGAATTTTTTAGATAAATTATTTTTCCAAGATATTCAGGATTCTGATTTTAAGTAAACTAAAGTTTAATTCTTTTTTCTTTACAAATATCGTCTTCTATTTTATTTGCTATAAGTTCATCTATACATAATTTAGTAATCAATAATACATTATCAGACTTCCTAAATACTAATATATATCTATTAAAGACATCACCTTTTAAGTTATCTAATCTTACAATATAGACATCTTTAAAGTTATCATAATACTTAAAATCTTCATAGGCAAAAGTAAGATTACTTATTATCAGTAAGCTTATTGTTATCAATATTTTTAGTTTCTTTTTCATAGTAATCAATAATGTCATTTTGTTCTCTCATATATTTTTTAATTAATTCTAAATTAAGTATCAAGTTTTTATAATTTTCATCAGATAATATTAAGAAAAAAACGTTATCTTTTTTATAAAATTCTTTTTCAAAATCAACTGGTAATAATATTAATTCATTTGGTTTTTTAGGTTGTATAATATTTCTTTTTTCTTCAATATAAACTATTTCAACTTGTTTTTTAGTTGAACAAGATATTAAAAATAAAGATAGTATTATAATAATTATATTTTTCATTTTGTTAAATCCATTATATTTTTAAATTGTAAGTTTAAAGATTTATTTATTTCAGAATTAGCTTTAATAGGATCTTCTTTAATTTCTTTTTGAATATCTTTATTTTTTAATTCTATTCTTAAATCATCAATATATTTTTGATAAGCTGAAGATTTTCTATTAATTTCACTTATTAAAATAACTTGATTTTCTATTTCTTTTTTATAGTCAGTTATATTTTTATTTTGTTTACTAATTTCTGATAATAATATTTTATTTTCTTGTAAACTATTATCGAGTTGTAAATTAGTATTAATATAATTGTATCTATAATATACAGTAAAAAAAAATAAAGTTATTATTGCAACTATTAAAGCTATCATAATATAGCCTCTTATTTTTTCATATATCATCAACATATATCACCTTTATTTTATTATTTTTTATATCTTCTTTATAAACATTTATCTTTTTTTCGTAGTAACTATTATCAATGCATTCTGATAAACTTTCATAAAATAAATCATAGATAACTTTATTTAATGATCTTGCACCAGTTGAGTTTTTAATTGCTAATTCTGCTATATGTTCTATTGCATACTTAGTTAATGATAATATACAATTTTCTTCTTTAAATCTAATGTAAAGTTCTGTTAATGGTGAATCAACTGAATTAACTAGTATATCAGTTAAAGTTTCTTTTGTATGCTTATTTAATTCTATAACAGTATTAAATCTTCCTATAAATTCTTTTTTAAATCCAAACTTTGCAATATCTTCTATTAAAATTTTATCAGATTGTTTTTCTTTTTTTTCTCTTATTAAACCAATTGATGAATTAACATTTCTTTTTTCTATTATTTTATTTATTCCATCAAAAGCTCCGGCACAAATAAAAAGAATATTTTCAGTATTAATACTTATTCTTTGTTCTTCATATTTAAATATTATATCAGTTCCTTCTATTAATTTTAATAGACTATTTTGAACTTCTTTACCACCAACGTCAACATTAGCATTATTATTAATTGAAATTTTATCTATTTCGTCAATAAATATTATACTATTTTCTATTAATACTTTTGATTTAACTTCTGCATAAAAATCTTTTATCATATCACTGACAGATTTACCATGATAACCTTCTGCTGTATATTCTGTTGCTGATGTAATAAAAACTGGTATTTGAAAATTTTCTTTTAATTCTTTTACTAACATAGTCTTACCAGTACCAGTATCGCCAATTAAAAAAATATTATTTTTGTGAAATTTATTACTGTATTTATCCATAAGATCTAATCTTTTAAAGTGATTATATATTGATAAAGAAAAGTTATGTATTGCTTTATCTTGTCCTTTAATATTTTCTTTTAAAAATTTATTTAAATATATTGGTCTTAAATCTTCTAAAAAACTATAATCTTTAATCTTTGACATATTCTATACTCCTTTATTTTATTAATTATTATTATAATATCATTATAACACTATTTTATTTTTCTTCAATAATTTATCTAAATAGTCTTCTTTAATTTCAGCTTCTTCGATAATTATTAACATACCAGTTCTTATTTTTGTTCTATCTATTATTGCTTTTTCACAAGTGTGAGCATAAACAAAACTATTACTGTCGTTTTCCAATATTCCAAGTTGAACTAAAGAATCTTCTATCATTTTAATAGTTGCTGCATAATTAACTATGTCATATGCACGTTTACATCTACCTGATAAATTATTTCCAAGAATTGGTTGAAAAGTTATTTTAACTGGGTAAGTTATTGTTTCTATTTTATATTCTTCAACTGCTTTAACAACGTGTTTCATACATATATCTTTTGACTTTGATTTTTGAGCATAATGTAATTTATAAAAATCATTTATACTCATACCAATATAATCAACAAAAAGGGCTTGTCTTTTCATAACAAACCCCCAATTATTAACATTATTAAAAACACAGCGAATAAAACTCTTTCTATTTTTTTATCTGTATTCCATTTACCTTTTAACTCGTCCATTTTTTTCCTTAATTATTATTTACTTATATATTCATATTATAATACTTTTAGATATTGTCAAGCGTTTATTGAAAGATATTTTTAAAACTGATTAAAATATTCTTTAAGCATTAAACTATAATCTAAATCAAGATCTTTTATTCTTTCTATTTTTAATAATATATATTCTTCTTTATTACTAGATTTTAATATTTTAGAATTAATTTCTTTTATATTATTATCATCTGTATTTACATTATAAAATAAACAGTCAATAAAAGGTTTTGTAATATTATCAATATCTTTTTGTCTGTAATTAACATAAAACTCTAAGTTAATTTTGATATTTTTATATTCTAAGAACTCCGTAAGCTTTCCATTTTTATTGTTTACATTAAATAACTTAGAGATTTCTTTTTTATAGTAATCATATTTTTCATTATGTTTTACAAATTTACGATTCTTTTCAATCCAGAAATCAATTAAGTCATTATAGCTTTCTATTTTATTAAGTTTAAACATATATACATTGCTAACTAATGAAGCTTCATTTTTATAGTTTTCTTTTTCCTGTTTAGCTTTCTTAATTAAAGAAGAGCAATCTATATAATCTATAATAACTTCTTTTTTATTGTAATCAAAAGTTTCTACTTCTTCAATAATCGAAGTCTTAATATTTGATAGATTGCTTATTTCTGATTTCATTAAGTTTAATATTTCAGTATTATTCATATTTAAAAGTTCCATTTTTAATTCTCCTTATTTAAACATATTCTTTTAATTCATCATCGAAATCGAATGACATATTATTTGTTGATTTATTATAAAACTTTTCAACATTCTTTGTTTCAAAATTTGATAAAGTTCTTACTTGCATAGAAGTCTTACTACCATTTTTATTAAAAACAACTAATTTAGCTTCTCCAAGTTTTTTATCCCAAAATTGTTTTTTAGATAACTTTGTATTATTTGAATTTCTATCATTTTCTCTTAAATTTAAATGTAAGAAGTTATTTACAATATCGTTAGTTAAGAATCTTAATGATACCTGTTCTAAAAATTCATTAAGTAAATCCTCTCTTTCGCAATCAAAGAAGTAATCTTTTAATGCTGTTATATCATTAGTATTAATTAAGTTAGTTACATTGTTTATTTGTGTATTTGTAGCTTTAATTATTACTTTTTTAGCGTCAGTCATAAGAGCATTATGATTAGCCATATTCTTATTAGTTTTTAAGTTTAATAAGTCAGTTAAAAAATCAAATGTTTCATTTTCTATTTGTTCAATAAACTCATTTATAGTTAATCCAAGATTAGCATCTACTGATTCTTTTAATGATATTATTTTATTTTTTATAACTGTAAATCTTCTATCATTATATTCAATTTTAAAGGGTACACTGTTGTTTGAATTAATAACCATATTGAAATAAGATTTTTTAATAATTTGATCTTCTCTCATTCTTCTGATAATTTGTTCTTCTTCTGTTATTAAAGTTTTAAGTTTAGAAGATACTTTTTCATAATCATTTATATTAATTTCTGACTCATTAAAGAATACAAATAATTTGTTATCTAATATTGCGTTGTGAACCCCAGTGAATGTATCATTATTAACATCAGCATAGAAGTCATTACCATAGAATGCTTTCACTATATTACTGAAAACGTTTTTTCCAGTACCGTGCATTGCTGAAATAAAGACAACACTATTACCAGTTTTCTTATTATTCTGTAAGCAATATGATAACCAATTTAAAAAGTATTCTTTTAAGTCTACGATTTCTTTTTTATTGTTAACTGCTATGTTTTCTTCTTTATTTAATAAGTGATCTATTAAGTAATTTATATGACTGTATTTAAAGAAATCAAAACATTCATTGTATTCTTTTTTATCTCTTTTAGAATTGATTTCTTTTATCTTTATAGCAGTCTGACTTGGGTTCCAATGATTATAATACGTTAAACCATTTTCTTTGAATATGCCACGATCTCTTGATAAATCAGAAGCTATATAATCAACGTTTGGTATTGAGTTAGTTAATGATGCTATATCACCTTTTTCTAGAATTAAATTTTCATTATACATTTCTTTAAACATTGCTTTAATCTTTTGTGAAAAGTTAGCAACATTGTAATTTATTTTTAAAGAGTTTGTTTTTGAAAGACCAGTATATATGTCACCACGGCCTGAAAGATCTATTACGAATGTTAAATCTTCTAATTTATCGTTTATTATTTTGTCAAAAAAATTAAATTTCTTTTCCATTTTATTTTCTCCTTTGTTTTATTTTTATGAGTCGTTTATTAATCAGCTCATACTTTAATATTACTATATATTTTTTAAGTGTCAAATGTTTTTGAAAGAAATTTTTTTTAAGTGTTTATATAAAATTATATGTTATTATAAGAAATTATAAGTTAATTATAACATTTACATTGAATGATAATTATTAATTTATATTATATTTAAAGTATAATTTAATTTTTATTTTAAAAAGTTATAAGTTTTAACAATTTTTTTCGTTATCTTTTTAGTGTTTTTGAATATTTTACTATATTTTTTATACTAAAAAAAGCCATATTTATTAATTATTTATATATTTTCCTTTACTTATAGGATTATTTAACTATTATAGTCTTATATAAATGTTATAATTAATGGGTTAAATCTTATAATTTAGTATGTATTTCTTATAATTATTATATTAAAAGTTATAATTGTTAGTTAAAATCTTATAATTAATAGTATAAAAGTTATAATATTTAAATCAAAATCTATTCTGATATTTAAAAATCTTTCAAAAATCATTGACAAGTTTATAATATAGTTTATAATATAAGAAAATGGAGAAATAAATATGACTAGCAAATATAGAGAATTAACAGCAAAAGATAAAGATTTATTATTTTTAGATTATAATGATGTTATACAAGATCAATATATAAAGAAGTTCTGTAAAAAAGAATTTAAATCAGAACATATAGGAAAAAAATTAAATAAAAGAAATGATATTATTTTTATATCAGATGAAAAAAGAAAGAAGTTATTTAAAAACGCAAAATCAAATGGTTTTTTTATGCTGAATGGTTTTGCAGATACTTACAGAAAAAGTATTAAAATATCATATGTTACACTATATAGAAGAATATACAGTAATAAAGATTTATTAAAGACTTTAATTGATAAAAAATATATTGAAGTTTATCATTCAAAAAAAGAATATGATATTGTTACATTAACTGATAAAGTTAAATATTTAAAAGTAAAAGTATTTTTTGATAAAAGATTTGAATTTATTAAATTTATAAAAGATAACTTTTTAACAGAGTTTCAAAAACACGAAAAAATTTGAGATCATTAAGATCTCATTTTTTTATACGTTGTTATTTAAATTTAATTGATAATCTAACTGATTTGTTATTTTTTCAATTGTTTCTTCATAAGTTAAATCACTATTGATTATACTTCTTCTTTTACCTTCATTAAAATAATCTTCATTACTTAAAGCACCGATAGCTACAGCATTATTTAAAAAGTTTATTTCATCTGCTGATAATTTAATATCAAATTTAGTAACTAAATCAACTGAATAATCATCTGAAATTTTCAACCAATCACGATAAATATCAATTATTTTTTCAAGTCCTTCTTTTAAAGCAACAGCCATACAACTCATTAATGTATTATTATTTGCTTGATCAATAGTTGATTGCGTTGCTGTTTGATTTCCTCCTGATCTAGATACTAAATCAAGTGCAATCGTTTCCATTTGATCAACCATTTCATTTAAGCTTACTGTTGCTGTATTTAATGCATTTCCGTTATGTTCAACATAAGTTAATTTAGCGTTAGGGTCTGATGCTAACCAAGCGTTAAATGCTGAAATTGCTATTCCTTTTGTAGCGTCTGCGTCTAAACCTGTACCGAATAAGAAAGGAACCATTACGATTTGTTCTAAGTTTCTTTTATCAGATAATGTTTTAAAATGAGCTTTTTGGATATAAGCCATATTTTGAAAAATTAATTTAGGTTTAAAAGGTATTCTAGTACTCATAGGATATAAAGAAACTAAAGGAATATAATCTAAACCAAATAAAATAAATTCTTCAAACTCAGCAAAGTATTCAGTTGAATCAACATCTGATTGTGTGAATATATTAAAATAAACTTTACTATTAACTTTTTCAAATATCTTAACAACTTTTAAAACTTTTTCATCGAATCCATCTCTAACTCTTTTTTCTTCTAAAAATCTTAAATAAATAACTTCACCATTTTGATATTCAGCTTGTAAAATATTATCATTATTTAATATGACAGCGTTTGGTAAAGAATCAGTTGCTATAAAGCTTCCATCTTCTCTTTGCTGTCCTATTGGGAAATCAACGAATACATGTGATTGAGCATCCCATAATGAGTCTTCAAACCAACTTTTAGCAAACTCTGTTATAGTGTGATCTGCTTGATCGAAGTTAAACTCAAATGATTTCAATTGTAAGTTTTCTGTATTAATTGTTGTTGGTTTAGAAAACGGTTTACTAGAAATCTTTTGAATATTTATGTCAACAACATTATATAGATAACTATTTTTAACTCTTATTTTATAAACTGATTCATCTTCTGCTGGAAATCTTGGAATATATTCGCAAGCCTTTGCTTTAAGTGCTTCTTCACCTTCTCTTAAATCTCTCAATAATTCTCTATCATTAATATTTTTTTGAAAGAAAGAAGAAATCTCGTATATCTTTGTCATTTTTTCACCATATTTTTTATTTTATTATAACATAAATTAATAAGAATTAAACATGTTAAACTTTGTTTTCTTTGTTAAAAGTCTGTAACGTAAAGCATCCCAATCATGATCAGGTTGAGAACTATCGACATCTTCTGGATTTTTAGCATCTATTTGTAAAGCAGGAACGTTATTAATAAAGTATTTACAAGTATCAAAAACATAAATATGTGGCATTGAATCATCATTATTTTTAGTTGCTATAAGCATTTCTTTAAAATATTCAACACCAGTTATTCTTGTTCCTTTTGATTTATTAGATTTTTTCCATTTAATTCCTTTTTCTTCAAATAAATCAGCAACTGTTTTTATTCCACGAACTTTAGAATCGTTCCAAATTGAGTTATCAGCAGGGCCGTCATTTATTTTACTGAATAAAGATAATTCTTTTCCTCGCATTACAGATTCTTTTGATTTTATATTTTCAGCAATTTTACTAGCATTTAAATTTAAACCTTTATTATTTTCTGAAAGTGATTTACTTCCGTAGTATTCATTAATTATTATAATACTTCCCTTTGGAATATTTTTATAATTTCCTGAACCATCAATAAAATTTTCACCGTTAGATTCAGCATACCACAAACAAGAAAAAGGAGAAGCTGTTCCATAGTCGAAAGAACGATCTATATACCACGATTCAGGAAGTTTAAAAGGTTTAATAACGTGAGTATTGTAATTCCAAAGATCACCGAACATACCCCCGGAGATAGCTTCCCAGTCACCGTATACCCAAGATCTATATTTATTATAATCTGATTCTTTTAATGAACTAAAACTTAAAACGTAGTCTTTATTTAAATGAGGATTTTCTTTAAAGCTTCCGAAAATATGCATACGTTGAGATTTAAATATTTCTCCATCGTGTTCTTCTGTAGTCTCAAAAACTTGGCCAGCTTTTGCTTGATCTATAAAATATCTTTTGACTGCTGAACGGCCTGCACCATACGGGTTTGTAGTAGCTCTAACTAACAAAGGTGGCATATTTTTTTGTTCTTCATCATCGCCATCTGAGCTTGTTCTTAAACAAGACATCATTGTATGATAAAGTGTAAGATCTGGCCAACTACAAAGCTCTTCCCATCCTATAAATGAAAATTCTTGTCCATGATACTTGTCATCATAATCAGATACAGAATCTATAGCACGAAATAAAAGTTCTTCACCAGATTCCCACACCCATTTATAATCTGATTTTGCTTCTCTAAAACTACAAGTATCGCCAAAGAATTTTTTAAATAATATTTTACTTTTTTTAATGACATCATCTAAGGCTTTATATTCTTTTCTGAAAATTATACCTCTTAATTTCATTCCATAACCTTTTCCTACAAGAACAGCAAAAGCAGCTAATAAAGCTTCAGTTTTACCAACACCTCTTGTACCATGATATAATACTTCTTTTACTGCTGTAGAAGAACTTAATCCAGTTGATAGAAATAATTGTTGAGAAGAAAAGGGCATACCCTTGATCGGTGGAAATGGTTTCCATTGAGTTTTTACATTTGTCATTAAATTACCCAGTAATTAATTATTTTTTTAGCCACAAGCTATTTTTTTTTAGAGTTATAAAATCACAAATCTTATAACTCTATTATTTATTTTTTATTCTTTTAAAAGAAAATTTAATCCCATAGGAGCATTTGTTACTTGAGCAACATAAACATATGGGAATAAAAAATCTTCATAATTAACTCTTTTTAATTTTAAATCTTTATATTCTACAGCTCCGATATTATCAACTATATAAAATAAATCATTATTAAATATTTGAGAATTATTTATTGTAAAATTAGATAAAGATTGTGAAGTATTATTACTTATTGAATTAACATTTATATAAATAGCAGAATCAAAACAAGCAACATCTCTTTTAACAGTTGAACTTTCAGTATCTAAATAACTATAAAGAATACCTATTTCATAATTAAAAGTTGTATTATCAAATACTTGATCTAAAATTATATAATCACCGTTTGGAAATTTATTTAAAAATATAGATTTAGTAGTTAAATTTAAATTATTATATTTAATAAAAGCATTGTGATAAATTAATCCATTAGTAACTTCATAATTTACTATAACATTATTATTTCTTTGATTAATATTAAAAATTTGTGAAAAATTAGTTTTATTACCATCTGCATCTAAAAGTAAAATAAAATCAGTAGTATAAATTTCTTCTATTTGTAATATATTTTCTATTTTATCAATATTAGTAGTTAATACATTATAAAAATAAACAATATTTTCTTGTGAATAAAAAAATCTTGAATTAAATAATAATGTTTGTGCATCAATTTCTTCTTCTGTTGTTCCAATTGAACCAAGAATATTTGCAGAAGAAATAGAATCTAAATAATCTATTGAAAAAATAATAGTTGAAAATGAAGTATTATTTATATTTTCAAAATTTGAATCAATATATAATCCCGATTTTTCATATAATGTATCACTTATTATTCTATTATGTTCATAACTAATAAATCTTGAATTTAATTTATCATATATTACTTTAGTTATTCTTCTTTCTTGTGTAATTATTTCAGTAATTTCTGATAATAATTTAGTTTCAGTATCAAAAGTTATTTTCTGTATTTTATTATATTTAGTTGAATTAAATGATTTTGCATTATTTTTATATATATATAAAACATCATTATAGTTAGTTACTGCATCAAAAAATAATTGATTATTAGAATTAGTATAAGTTTTAGTATCAGTAATTACATTATTAATAGTATCAAAATAATTTATAGTTATTAATCTATCACCATATGCTGCTATTCTTTGTGTAAATGTTATAAAATCACCATTAGATAATTCAAAACCATACCCATTATCAACTTCTTCTAATACCATTTGTTCAGATGAAATAGGTATAAGATCAAAACAAGGTCCTGATAAATTTTGTTGTATATTTGATTCAGTTTTTCTTTTTAAATAACTTTGAAAATTTAAATTAAAAAATCCAGTTTCAAAATTTTTAGTTGTTATTTTTACATCACCAGCTTCAATAGATGATTCATTACTTGCTATATCTTTTAAATTTGTTATTCTCATTTTATACCTTTTTATATTAATAAACTTCTTATATTTAATATAGTATTTGGCATAGTTACATTACCAAAACTAGTTGTTTCTATTATACTTTTTATTTCAATTTCATTTAATTTACTTTTTATAAAAAATTTTAAATATTTATTTTCTGATATAGGATAAATATTATTATAACCAATTAAATTTCCTGATTTTCTTTCAAAATTAAATTCTCTTAAACTGTTTGGAATTAAATTATAATTTATATTATCATCACTTAAACAAGCAAATAAAATAACTTGTTGTTGTAATTGTGTATTAAAATTTAAACTTAATCTTATATCAAATGTATTACTTTTTTTTATAAAAAAAACATTATTTGTTAAAATATCTATATCTTCATTATTTTGCAATATAGTATTAAAATTTAATAAATATTCTGTATTTGAATTATAAGTTAAATCTAAAAGATTTATAACTCTTAATAATCTTATATCTTTTGCTAATTCAAATATTTTCATTTTTTTTTATTCTGAATATTTAATTAAAATATCTGCTTGTGAACCAATATTTGAAAAAACATAAACTGCATTTTTTGGTACATTGTCATAAGTTAACATTTTTTTACTACCTAAAATAGTTCCTTTTGAAGCATCAGGTATAGAATTATTATCATCTTTTTCTATAACTCTAATATCAATATCTGAATTATTTATAATTGATAAACTAGTATAAACTTGTGCTTCTGTTTTAACTAAACCAAAAGGGATCATTGGAAATAGTAATGTTATTTTTTTTGTTTTATAAAAGTAATTACTCATTTTTATTTTTCTCTTGTTAAATTCATTAAGTAATCTTGTGCGTCAGCCGCCCCATCGATCACATTTGTAAAGTCAACTAATTCAATACTAACGCCTTTTTTATCAACGTTGACATTTACTTGATGACTATTATTTGCTTCTGCCCATTCTGGATCTACTTTACTAAGTAAAAATTTAGCTGCGTTAAAGTTTCCTTCTTCAGCTTGCTTATGTATTATGTCAACTAATTTACCAGAAGCTGTTGTTCTTGCTTTCTCTATTTGTAAAAAACAGTTGATAAGAAAAAAACAATCTGTATCTTCATAATTAATATTTTGATCTTCACAGTATGCTAACATCTCTTGTGCTAGCTTATTTACTCTTTGTAATGTTTTTATTGAAAAGCCTGCTGCTGCTGCTGCGTGAGTTTTAGTTACCTTTCCAGTTGAGTAGGCTCTAAGAAAAATAGCTAGCTTATCAGGGTTCTTTTCAGCCCATTTTTTTAAAAACATATCTTCTTTTGGAATTATGTTACTAACATTTATTATTTCTTTAGTCATTTAAAAACTCTTATATTCTATTTATTATTATATCATAATTGTATAAAGATTCAAGCGATCCATTTTTAGATTTCAATAAAACCTTTAATTCTGGATAATATGTTCCACCTGAGATAATTGTTTCATCTGTGAATATATAACTTAATGTTGTTAATGTTTCAGTTATCAATAATGTATTAGTTATATTATCATAGATTTCTAATATAAATTCATTGCTATCTATATTACTTGATACAACTTCATTATAATTTTGTATCTGATATTGTCTATTTCTTACTGACCATGATAATTCTAAATCTTCTTCAGCAGTTGTTATATTTTTTTGATAGCTTTGAGTGTTAATAATTAAATTACTTGGAGAAATCGGAAAAGTTCTTCTACCAGATAAGTTAAAGTTTATTGCTGGTGCGTCTATTTCTTCTAATGTATCTCTTGCTGTTCTAGTAATTGCTTTAATAAATATACTTACGTTATTAAATGTCTCATTATTATTTAATGCAAAACCATAACTAAAGAAATATATTTTAGCAGCAGTTGTAAAATTTTCAGGTATAGTATCAAGTAATCCACGGTTGATATTTGATAAAGTATAAATACCAGAAGATAAATTTATATTTTTAAAATTAATAAATTCTTTTTTACTTCCTTCTATAATTAAAGCTAAATTATAACCAGAAGCTATTCTATCATCAGTTTCTGTTTTTAATATATTTAAATCACTTTCATTTATTATATTTATTGTGTTTGATAATTCATTAAATACAGTACTTACAACACCAACAGGACAAAATCCAGAAGCAACACCATTCAATATATATGGATCGCTGGATAATTTTGTTAATAAATTATAACTATTATGTGTTGAGTTTGGTTTTTTAGAAAAAGTTAAAATTTTATTTTTAGAATCTGTTGTATTTGTAAAATAAAAAGGTGCTTCTTCAATTTTTAAATCACAAGCTAAAGCATCATAATCAATACTAGTCCAAGAATTTGTTGGTTCAGAAGAATAAAGACTATACTGAATACCAAACTTATCTTGAATTAAATTTAATTTTATTTGTGAGTTTTTTAAAGTTCCATAATCTATTTCTAAAACTCTCATAATAATAGATTCTATACCAAGTTTAGGCCAGTTAAGATATAAAACATCACCCGGTTTAACATTATAAGCTTTACGATTAACAGTTATATCACATTTTAATAATGGAGTAGTTAATGGAATTGCTTCTCTTACTGCTAATCTTTGTGCTAAATTTGCATCGTTTATTATTGAATAATCAATTATAGTTGTCTCAGCTCTATCTCTTTCAAATCTTGATCCTTGATTCTGAAATTGAGCTATTTTAGATTTAAAATTATCATTAATATCAGTCCATTTAATTTTAACTTCATTTATTAATGACGATAAAGAACCACGGCTGTAATTAGTTAAATTTATTATATTATCTTCGTTAAAAGTTAAAGTTGGAGTTTCTTCTCTATTAAGTTTAATAAATATTTTACCAGTTTCAAAATCTATATTAAGTTGACCATCTATAACTTTAAAAACATCATTTAAAACATCTTTAACAGTTTTACCATCATTAATTATAAAACTTACTCCATACCCTTCATTAAATAATGTTTCATGAACTTCTTTAAAATTAACTAAATCTAATTTAGTATCAGATAAACCTAAACCATAATTTTTATTAGTTAACATATCATATATAACAGATGCAGCATTACAAGAACCATTTATATCTGATTTATTTATAAAAGCCCAATGAGGTTCTATAATTCTTTTTAATATGAAAGACCAAGGTTTTAATGAATTGTTGTTTCCAATATAACCACCTTTCCAAACTAAATGACATATATCATTATAAAATGGAACATTAGAACCAAGTTGAGATTCTAAATAAGAGTCAGTTGTTTGTGTTTCTTGTCCAGAATAAAAAGTAAAATTACCAACTATTCCACCGGGACCATTTTCATATTCTCCAAAAAAATTTTTATTATTTATTTGGGAAGAAAAAGAACCAGTACTATTTGTTGTAAATATATATTTATTATCTATTTTTATTGCTTTTAAATCTAATTCTTTTTCAGATCCTCCAAAACATAATCCAAAATGTAAACCAACATTATATGCAAAACCAGCATTAACTTTATCAGTGTTTTGAAATAGACCTAAAAAACCTCCAGATTTAACTTCTTGGTAAATTGTTGATGTTGAATAATCACCGTACCATAAAACGTTTGGGCCATTAACTTCAAAAGTTCCATAGCCAAAAGGTATAGATCTTGTTTCATCTGCTGTTGGGAAATCAAATGAATCTAATGTTGCTGCTTTAACATCATTACTATCATTTTTTGCTTTATTCATTAAATATAAAGTAATAGCAAAATATATTAAACTTAAAATTATATTAAACATTTATTTTCCTTTTTTATAAACTATTAAATGGATTATTATTTTTACCGGGAATAAATTCAAAAGCACGAAAATTTACAAAATTACTAAATTTATTTTTACAGTGATTAGAAGTTCTATTACAACCGGGAGCTAAAAAAACAGTATCTCCAATTTTTAAATTACTAAGAGCTGTTAATACTTTAACACTACCAGCCGAATCACTTTGAGATATAACTTCAATAATAGTTTTATATTCTCCATTGTTTGTTATTATAATACCTGATCTTAAATAATTATCATATATAGTATCAACTGTTGAAAAATTTATAGTTCTTGATAATTCTATAATTGTATTTGCAGAAGATAAATTAATTACTGTTGCTGAAAATTTAAAATCATCTACATTTAATTTACAACCGTTTTTATATAAAATATGATTACATAAAGATTGATATGTTTGTCTTGCTGATTTTGTATTTAATAAAACATTTATAGGTAATGCTGTTAAAGTTGATTCATCTTCATTTATCTCACAACCAACAACTTCACCATAAAAAAGATTAATAGCTGCTTCTGGTTCTGATACATGACATTCTTTTATAATTATTGTTATTGTATCGGATGGTAAAAATATTCTGAATAATTTACTTATTGCATTATCATTACCAACAGTTATTTCAACTTCAGATCTTGCTTCGTCATTACTTCCTTTTACATTACTTCTATTAATAAAAATAGGTTCATAAGTTAAATCTCCAGAAGTGATCTTAACATCGTGATCTGTGTATAAATAATTATTTCCCTTATATTGAAAATTATATAAATTTGCTTTTGCTTTTACTAATCTTAATGTTTCTAATATGTTAAAACTCATTTTTTACTCTATATCTGATGATTTAACAAATACAAGATCTGTATCTGCTACTGAATTATTATAATAACTAAGAACTAATTGATCTGCTCCTAGTCTACCTCTGTAAACAAATTGACAACTATCAATATTGATAACATCTAAATCGACACCAAAACTTTCAGAAATCACAATAGCTTCTTGTTCACTGTTAATCTCATAGATGTCTAATATTTCTACAATTTTATTAATTCCAAAATATTTTATGACAGCGTATTTAATTTTGTTATCTTTATAATATGTTGTCAAATTATCGTTCTCTACTTTTAATATTGTAGCACTTATATTAATATTTTCAATGATTTCGAAATTATTATTATATGAATAACTATAAAGATCTTCAAACATTCCTTTATTTTCTCTAAATAAATTTTTAATCATAGATATTTCATTTTTATCTTTACCAAAATATTTATAATTAAAAGATAATTCAGATACATTATTATTTAAAATAAATTCTCTTCTTGAAGTTCCATTATCTAAAATATTCATATTTCTATAATAATTATAAACAATATCTTCAGCACGATTAGGTTCTATATCCAAAACTCTTATATTATCTATTTTATTAAAATCAGTTATGTTATTTGTTTTTAAAGGATCTATATCGTCAACTTCTTTATTAAATCTTATTGAGTAATTACTTACGTTATTTGTTATTCTTGTTGCTGTATTTTCTAAATCTAATCTAGAATTAACTATAGGAATTAATTTTGGATAATTATAAGTATTAATTACTGGACTTTTTAAAACAACAGTATTAGAATCTAATATATAATCAACAGTTAATATTTCTTTATTAATCTGATCTTTTATTATTATATTTTGATTTTCTTGCAACATAGTATTTGATATATCTAAAGTTAAAATATTATCATTTATATTAATTATATCAGTTGTTTGTGTATAAATTGGTAAAGCAATAAAAGAACTAAAACCTGAATATAAAATTTTATCCATATCTCTTTTTGCTTTTTTATCTAATGTGTAAAAATATTCATAACTAGATCTAGCATTAGTTAAATAACTTATTCTTTGTTCTGTAGAGTTTCTTGATTTTAAAACTTCTGTATAAAAATCATAATATTCTGTTATGTTATTTAAATAGTTAACATCAAAATCAAAAAGAATAGCTCTTATTAATGATACGTTAGTTATTAATGATAAACCTGCAACTGTAAAATTAATATTTCCATTAACAGTAACATCACCATTTTTATTGACATTTATATTAAATAATTCTGATTTTAATGGTTCTATAACTATTGGTAAAGTATAATCATTATTAAATTGATCTTTTAATAAAACGTTATTTAAATTATTTAAAGTTATATTTGTTATAGTCTTATTATTATTAAAAAAAGCATTCCATATTTCTAAGCTTTCTGATTTGTTATCGCTAACATATCCAAAATTGTAAGCTTTATTTATTATGTGAACTTGATTATATAAGTCATCACTATATTTATATTTTAATACAGCATCGAACTCAACATTATCAAATGAGCTTTCATTATTTATAGTTAGCAATGCTGTTTTAGAAAGCGATGGCTCTACGAGATTAATAAAGTCGGCTGGAAATATAATATCTATTGCTATATTATCAATGTTTACATATTGTAATTTAGTCATATCATTCTCCTATTTTTACAGCAATACCTAAACCAAAGCCTTCATTATTATATGCGTGTGGGCTATATTTTCTGTTGAATGGGAATACTATATATTCATTAGTTCCAATATTGAAAATTGTTTCAGCCTGATGATTTTTCATATTAACTATAAAAACATTTTCTACTTCGGAAATCGGCTGCATATCACCAGTTGAGGAATCTTTTTTATAGTATTCAATTGGGAATAATAAAGATGTTCCATTAAAAACGTTATCTGAACGTGCAATCATTCCAGTACCTGATGTTCTATTTAAAGTAAATTTTGGATAACTATCAGAAGAAGTTTCACTATAATGATTTTCCCATAATCTTAATAAAGTTGTATCTAAATTATTACTATTCAATATAAAAGAAGTTTGATTAGTTGTATTCTGTGAAGCAAATGGTCTACGATTTCTTAATATTCCTTCTGTTGAATAAAAGTTATCATATGTCTCGCTACTTGCTGTAACAATATATATTGAATCAGTAGCTGAATAATTAGATAACTCACCGGCAAACATTATTGAATAATTAGTTGCATTAAATTTAGTAACTATTATAATTGATTTATCATTAATTAAAATCCAGTAATTGCAATTATCAGCAACTTGTATACTTCTTATTGCTGCTGTATCACCTACTTCATTATTTGTAGAAGATGCTCCAGTATTTCTATACCAAGCGTTACTTGGATTAAATGCTGTTGATATATTACAAGATATAGACTGTAAATTATTATTAAAATAATCAGTATCAGCACCTGCATCATTCAAAGGAGCTTTTAAAGATACACCAGCAAAATTATAATATTTACCTGCCTTACTTAGATGTAAACGTTTACCACGAATAACTGCTGATATTGTATTATCATCATATAATTCTGTTGTAAATCCATTTGCTTCTGCTAAAGTTTTAACTCTTAATAATAAATCTTCTGCATTTAAACAAATACCGATATCTTGTGCTGTAAAAACTGTCATTTTTATTTCCTAAATTATTTTTTTATTGCGAAAAAATCGCTTTGTGTTGTTCTGAATATATTATTAAATATTACATATTCATCTGTATCTATTGTTAAAATATTTTCTGGTGATAATCCAATTCCTGAAATCATATTAATTCCATCTAATTCACCTGCTGCTGATGTATCATTAAATAGAATTGTTGGAATTAAATTATAACTTGCATCTGTATTTTTTGCTAATTTAGATTGTAAAACATTATTTGGATAAATCATACCTAATCCTGTTGTACCATTTACAGTTGAATTATTAATTTTAATCCAGTTTGAGTTTTCATCTTTTAAAACAGAACAACCTTTAATTTTATTTGATCTTTGATGAATAAATGATTCATTTTTAACATCTGTATCTGATAATAATTGATTAATTTCATAACCATTTGCACCCGCAAAATAAGGTTTTGGATACTGCATTGGTGATCCATACGCTAAAAATTTACCAACATAAAAACTTATATATGAAGTTGAACATTTAGCAATAACGATCAGTCTTCTATTATTTAAAAAGAACCAATAATTAATTGCGTTATCATGTAAAGTTGCAACTGGTGCTATATCATTTGTGTTTACTGAATTATCTGGATAATGATTTATGCTTCCTGATTGAGAATAGAAAGCATTACCAGCATTATAAGAATTGCATACATTTAATAGTAAATTAAAATATGTTGTATTATTAGTATTTAATTTAAAACCAATAACAACATCACTATCAACATTTCTAAAAAATAATTCTCTTGGTGTTCCTGAATCTTTTAAATTAGTCCATCCATTAGTTGTTAAAAATGTTTTTAATGTATTTATAAAATCATTTAAATTAGTTACGCTTCCAGTTGAATATGCCATCTATTTTACCTTTTATTATAATAATATTTTATCATATATTTTTTTTTTATCAATCTAAAATGTTTTTTACTTGATCTTTATTTTTTCTTAATACTGCTAATGATTCATCACCCTTGGTTATACCCGGAACTTGCATCAATGGTTGAGTAACACCAACAGTACCACCAGTGTGAAAAAATGGCATAGAATTAAATAAACTAAATATGCTACCAAGTCCAACGTCTGCTTGATTTTGTCCAGTTGCTTTCGCTATTCCACCGATAGCATTCAAGTATAATTGTTCAAGAATCATTTCAGAAATCTTCTTTAAAAAGAATGTTGCAAAATCATTGAAAGCTTCTGTTGCTGATTTGGTTCCTGCTGCAAAGTCTGAAAATATATCTAAAAAGGAATCTTTAAGTTGATCATTTAATTTTCTTATTCTTTCAACTGTAAAAATATAATTTTCATTAACTTCTTTTTCAGTTTGTCCAAGTTTTTCTTGTAAACCTTTTCTTTCTGCAACTTTTGAATTTATTTCAGACTCTAAACGAGATCTTTCTTCTAAATTAAAATAATCAGTATTATTAAGATCATTTTTTAAATCTTCTAATTCTTTTTCAACTTGACTTAAATTATTTTTAAAAGCTTCTAAATCGAAAATTTTATTAGTTAAATCTATTAATTCTGCTTTTTGTTCTAAATTTTTAAATTCTTTTTCTATATCATTAAGTCTTTCATTTCTTTCAATTTCTATAGATTCAGCAATTTTACCATTTTCTTTTAATAAAGATATTTGTGCTGATAATATTTCTTTTCTTAAATTTTCTTTTATAACAGTATCATCAGTTAATTCTTTTATTCTAATTTGTGTTTGTAATTGTGTTTTTAATAATTCATCTTGTGTACCAAAAATTTTAACAATTTCTTCTAATTCAACTGATAAAGTTTTTATTTCTTCTATATATTGATCTTTAGATTCTGGATTTAATTTAAATTTTAAATCGGCTATTTCAAAACCTTTATTTATTTCATTTAAAAGTTTTTGATATGATCCAGAACTTTGCATTTCATAATTATCTAATAAACTTTTACTTACAATTTTAGAAGTTTCTTTAGTATTTTTTTCTATTACACTTTTATCAGGTTTTGTTAATGTTTTATTAAAAGCTTTATTTACTAAATCAATATCATTATCAAAAGTTTTTAAAGATTCATTTAAATCAATATTTGCTGTATTACTTCTATTATCAAATTGTGTTTTTAAAGCTTTCTTTTTCTTATCTAGTAAATCATCTTCTAATTTATTTTTTTCTTCAAGATCTTTTATTTCTTGAGCTGATGTTTTAAGGATTTCTTCTCTTGATAAAGCATATTCATCACTTGATTTTTTTAATTCAACAGATTTTAAAATTAATTTTTTAGATAAACTATCAAAACCAGCTTGATTAAAAACTATACCAGAAATTGCTGAAACTTTTGCTAATGAATCATTAAAATCTTCTAAAAATCCTAATAATTTAACAGATAAAGATTTAAAAAGTTGATCAAATGCTCCGTTGTCAATAAGTTTAGCATAAGTTTCAAAATTATTTTTAAATTTTTCTAAAGCTGATTTACTTTCTTCTCCTAACAAAAAGAATATATATACTAAAGGTTCTGCTATTGATTGTAAACTTTCTTTAGCAACTCCAGAAACTGAAACAAATAATTTTAATAAAGAAATAACTTTAATAAAACTTTCAGCTAATTCTTTTGCATTTTCTCCGTTAAAAAAAGAATCTCCAGTTCCAGCTTGATCAAGTAATGAAATTAATTCTGGTAATAATTCACTTAAAAAAGTAGCAGTAAAAGCTTCTAAAGTTTGAAATAAAGCAGTTATTTGATCATTAAATTCTTCAAATTTAGCAGCATCTTCAGTTGATAATAATAAACCATCTTCTTTTAATTTTTTATTTATCTGATCAACTTGATCTAAATTATTAATTAATAATTCAATATCTTTTATTTTTAATTTATCAAATACTAATTTCTTTTCTAAATCTGGTAATCCTTTAACTTCATTAGCAATAAGTCTTAATTGTTCTTCTGGTCTTAATTTTGCTAAATTTCCGGCATCAATACTTAAAGCATTTAAAATTTTAAGACCTTCACCTTCCCCTAAATTTGCTTCTTGAATAACTTTATTTAATTCAAAAAAACTTTTTGATAAAGTTTCAACTGACACACCAGATAATTCAGCAGTTTTAGCAAAACCTTGAAATTCTTCAAAAGAAACTCCAGCAACTTGTGCTAATTTTGATTGATTATCAATAGTATCTAAAACTTTTTTATTATAAGCAGTAAAAGCAGTTGCAGCAACTCCTATGGCTAAACCTATATTTTTTCCAAGATTACTTGAAGTTTTTTGAGTTTCTTTTAATTCTTTATTTAATTCTTTAACATTTTTAGTTGTTTTACTAGTAGAAGTATTTGTTTTATCTAAAGAATTATTTAAATCTTGATTAGATCTTGAAGTTAATTTAGCATTAGTACCTAACTGTTTAATTTCATCTTTATATTTTTTTACAAATTCCAAACCTTTTTGTTTAAATTCTATAAAAAAATTAACTTTATTATTTGCCATTATTTATCCAGTATATTTATTCATTAAAACATCTATAAGTTCAAAACTTCCTGATGCTACTGTTATTTGAGTTGTTAATAATATTTCTATTAATTTAATTTTTTCATCATTATCAATATTTTTATGTATCTTATACATTAGATGTAATTCTCTTAATGATAATTCATAACTATCTTTTACATTTTTTAAACTTAAATATTCACATATAGTTATAAGTTCTTCTAGTGTTGCGCCGAAACCTCTTCTTTTATAATAAGAGATTAATTTTTCTTGCTTTTTTGACTGTTTAAGGATGTCACTAGCTTTGAGATTTCGGCTACTATCTTTTTTATTTCGATCTCTAAATCTTCTATTTTATCTGGTAATGTTAAATCTAATATTGCATTCATTGATTGTAGCTGAATTAAAATCGGTAATTCTTTAACGTTCTGAACAGTTGATTCTTCATCTTCATCACATATAGAAATAATTAAATAACAAAGTTCAGGAGCTTTTTCAAATAATTTACTGACAATATCTTTATTATCATTTAAATTTATTCCGTCAAAAATATATACAATTAAATCTTCATAACAATTAGCTAATTCTATTATATCTTTTAAACTTAAACCTCTTAAATTTAAAAAACATCCATCACTATTCGGTATTTCAATTTTTTTCATTTTCTTTTTAAACTTTGATAAACTCATAAATTTATTCTCTATATTAATAATATCATTTTATCATATATAAAACTTTTTTCAATTAAATAAAAAAGCCTACATTAAAAAACGTAAGCTTTCTTATTATACTGATTTCTTTATTATTATTTTACAGTAACTATTTTCATAAACTGAGATAATCCCGCACCTTGTATTGATTTAGCAGCTAACAATGAACCGTCAACAGTAACAGAACCGAAATCTTCAGTTGAATGCAATGGTAGAGTTGTTGGATTCAATTCTACAACGTGCATCCAGACCTTGTTTTGATTTTCATTATTATCAGCGATGTTTCTTCCCTCAAAATAAAGAGCAACTTTTAAGCTATCTTTAGTGAATGCTTGTATTTCTTTAACTTCTTTTGAATCATATTCAACAACAACGCTAGCACCTTCAATTACGTTAGCAGTAGCTGCATTCGCTGTTTGTTCAACAGTTGTATAAAAGTATATAGAACCTTCATTGACTTCATAATTCTTACCTTCTTCAAGAACAGTAACACCATCAGTAACAGTT